AGCGAATTTGTAGAGATCATTTTTTCCATAGATGTCAAATATTCAGATGAAAACATTGTAATTTTGTATGAAAATTAAAAAAAAATCAATTTTTTATGAATTGAGTATGAAAAAAATATTTTGTTATATTAAATGAAATCTGATATATCAGGTAGTGTTTGTTTTAAAAGAGATGATTTTCATTTATATGTTTTTTTGTTATTTGTTGTGATAATATATTTGTTATATATTTTAAAAAATTCAAAGGGGTATGATGTCCGTAAAAAAGAATCTTATACAGATGTTGATTTAAATTCCAATTTAACTAAAAATGAATTGGTTAATAAAATTAATAAATTACAAGATGATTTGTTCACGTGTCAAACATCAAAACAAAAATGTATGATTGATTTACAAAAAACACAAAACACATTAACAAATTCATCTTTTGGACTAACAGAAAATGTTATTCAACGTACAAATTTAAATAAGATTTACAATCCATTAATATCCCCTGGTAGATCATACGTTTCTAAAATTGATAATTCTCAAAATTTTCAACAATTAGGATTTATTTTTAACAACGATGAAAGATATCCTTTATATGGAAGACCAAAATACAGTGGAAGAAGTGATAGATATGAATATTATATAATAGATGAAACGAGAAATCGCCTAAAAATACCATATAAATCTAAAAATGATTATGAATTAAATGATGGTGAAAAAATTTTTGTAGATATATTAAACAACGAATACAACGTGAAGATTTATGATTATGACCAATTCCGATATGATCCAGATGTACTTTAAACCTGATCCAAATGTACTTTAAACCTGATCCAAATGTACTTTAATTTACGGTTTAAAACGGTTTAAAATTACCTGATAATAAGGTTTGAGATTTAAAAGTACCTGATAATATGGTTTGAGATTTGTCTTTTATAACGTAAACGACTTCTACAGTGTCACATTGTCCTAAATATTTGATGTTTTCTTTAGATATGTATGTAAGTTTGTATATACCGTCACCATCTTTTACAAGATCACCAATGATTAACTTTTTATTATCTTTTGTATTTTTCAGTACTACGATATATTTATCATTGGCATCTTCTGTAATTTTTTCACCAAAAACATTTCCTCCCAATATAAACAAGTTACAATTGATTTCTAAACGATAAATCATTTCATTATTTCTAGACATTATATATCTTTGAGCTTGGCCAAATAATAAATTTTCGTTTGTTGGAGACAACAATGGAATATTTTGATAATTCGAAGCCGTTTTGAATGTAACTTCATTGGTAAAACTTTCAATACCATTGGTAAAATTTTCAATACCGTTGGTAAAATTTTCAATACCGTTGGTAAAATTTTCAATAGCGTTACATCTACACCGATTACCAGTACAGTTACACATTCTATTAGGTCGCATTTGCATTCTGTTTAATGTAACTGGATCGTAAACGATTGAATCAACAGGGTTAAATATAGAATTAAAACAACTTATTAGTAAACAGATCGCAATAATTGCAAAGGATATATTTAATATAATCCTGGTATTTATATAAGCACATTCTGTTAAACAACTTGTGTTTGTTAATTGAGTTGCAATTGTTTCGCTAGCACTTGATACTGACATTCTATATGTATATAATATAAAAAAGAAATTTTTTATATTATAATTAAATTAAAAATCGTCACAATCAAATGATATTTGACGTTGATATTTATCAGATTAGTTCCAACATATTAATTTGTAACCACGTTTTCGAAAAGTTGACTTTTCGTTAAAACTAGTCATTTCTACAAAAGTGATTTTACTTTATTCTTCTGTAACAATTTAATGTTAAACAAATTCGTATTTGCAATCGTTTATGATTTCTTGATTTTTAATAACATATCTTAATTTTTCAAGCGTAATATTTAATTTTGTATACAATTCTTTCATAGATTTGTAAATTATAATTTCATTTGTTTCAGTATTTGTTTCTCTAACTTGTTTACTATTGTTTTTATTTTGAGTATCATTTACATATTCCCATTTATATTTATCACATACTCTATTATTTTTTATACAATTTCTTAGTGTACAACGAGATATACCACGTTTTTCATATAATTCTTTCATAGATTTGTAAATTATAATTTCATTTGTTTCAGTATTTGTTTCCCTTATCTGTTTACTATTATGAATTTCGTAATTAACAAATTCATTTGGTATATCTCCATTATAAGATGATTCATTTACATAATAAAACTCATTTAATATCTTTTCTTCTTCAATATATCGATTTAATTTGACAAGTCCTATATGTAAAAGTTTACATAATTCAGATTTTGTTGGATATATTTTTATAAATTTTTTATTTTTATCTAATTGAATCACCTTTTCTATTTTATTACCATCTATAACTATTTTGTTTGTTGGATTTATTTTTTCACCATTATAATTCCATCTAAAATCTTTATATACATTATTTTTTTTTATACTTCTATATATTCCATTGTAACTAAGCTCAGGATTTTTTATTATGATGGAATTAATACATTCATAAGTTTCTATTATTTGTAATGTTGTAGGATCTATTTTATCAACTTGACGTTTTTTATATATTCTATCTTCAACTGTATCTTCATTTTCAATAAATGGTTTGATTTTGTTGTCACCTAATTTATAATCTAATATTGTTTTTTCTAAACGTTCTATTTTATTTTTTAGTTCATTTATCTTTTGAGACTCATCTTCTAATGATTGTTGTTTTAATTGTATATTTTCAATTTCTAAATCTATAATTTTATTTTTTAATTTTGTAATTAAAAGTTTGTCATTTTCAATATCTTTATTTAATTCTATTAATTTATCTTTAACCATCTGTATATCATTCACTTTTAATAATTCTGTTTGTTGTTTATCATTAATTGTTCTTTTTATTCTAAATTTATATTGTTCTAAATAATCTATTAACAATCGTTCCAACATTTTATTATCTTTACTTTCAATACAATATACCAGTTCTATATCTTCACTAATTTGATTTTTATGAGCTCTTAATCTTGTTACTATATCATCAGTGTGACCAAATTTATATATAATTTCATCATTAATTGTTATTTTGATTAAATACACCAAACATCGTTTATTAAAACTATTTTTTAATGTCATTTCAACTTCACGTTTTTTTTCTAAATCTTTATTTTCTAATTGTTTAAAACTATCTTGTAAAAGAGTGTCTTTTTCTAGTAATAATTGTTTTTGCTCTTCTATTTCTTGTTTTATTATTTTATTATGAATATTCTCTAACTTTACATAATATTTTCGTATTTCCTTTCCTTTATCTGTTTTTGCTAACATACACAAGCTTTTAAATGTATCTATATTTAACATTATGTCTTCACGTGCCATTTGACCTTTCTCCGAAGGGAGAATGGTGATTTTATAGTCTTCATTCTTAGTAAAATTATTTTCTAAAGTTCTTTTAGCATTTCCTTTATTAGCAAACCCAATCATTTTAAATACATTTTCCAAGTTAATTGGATAATCATTTGTCGGATGGTAGTTCATATAGATATATAGATTTGCTATATACCATTGTTGTTGACTTTCTGTAAATTCAGTATTAAGAAGAGTTATCATTTTTGATTGATATTCGTTACTTAAACTAAGTGTAGTATTACTATTACGTACTAATTCAGTAAAATTAATAGTTTCTGGTGTAATAAGTTCGCTTGGTTTCTTTTTAATTAAAATATTCATTTTAATATTTATATTATAGTAAATATAATTATTTTTAAATACAATTTTGAACGAAATTAAAAATATGTTTTGTTACATCAAATGTTGTAATTAAACTCTAAAAATCGTCAGAATCAAACGATATTTTGCGTTCTTCTTCTGTAGTTCCTACATTTGATCTTTGATAACTTGTAACCACGTTTTCGAAAAAGTTGACTTTTTCATTTAAACTGATCATTTCCATAAAAGGAAATGGATTTTGTGTATTGTAAATTTTGTTATATCCAAGTAAAATGAGCCATCTATCTGCTACCATCTCGATATATTGACTCATTAAATTACAATTCATACCAATAAGTGATACAGGTAAACTTTCTGTAATAAATTCTTTTTCAATTTCAACAGCTTCTCGGAAAATACTGTGAACTACATCTTCGTCCAAACGATTTTCTAACATTTTATACAAAGATATCGCAAACTCTGCGTGGAGATTCTCATCACGCGAAATAAAACTATTAGCTGTACTAAGTCCAGGCATAAGACCTCTACTTTTTAACCAATAAATAGCGCAAAAACTTCCTGAAAAGAAAATCCCCTCGACACAAACAAATGCAAGTAACCGTTGTGCAAAACTAGGTCTTTCACGTGTTAAAAAACTTAGTGCTTCTACATCTTCGCCATCTAAAGGATATCTATTAAAAGGAACTTGGCCATACTCGTTTAAGTTTAATAAACGGTTATAACTTTGCATATATTCTTGTGGTATCATTTGTTGTAATGTAGCACCTTCTTGTATCCATCGAATAGCCCATTCTGCTTTTCTTTTAACAGCTGGAATAGTTTCAACTGCATTAAATAATCTTGATTTTTCTTCAGTATTAAGAACATATGTATCTATTAATAAAGAATATGTTTCTCCATGGATAGCTTCTATCATCATTTGAACCGAGTAAAATTGACGTGCTTCAGGAATTTGCACTTCATTGTAAAAATTGACAACTAAATTTTCGTTTACGATACCATCACTTGCAGCAAAAAAAGCCAAAATATTTTTAATAAAATGTCTTTCGTTTTCATTTAATTTAGAATTCCAATCAACCAAATCATCAGTTAATTTAATCTCTTCAGCTGTCCAAAAAGTTGAAAGGTGTTGTTTGTAAAACTTCCATAAATTAGTAAACTTTATAGGGAAAACTGTATAACGAGAATTATTGTTATCCTGAATGATTGATTCCATTGTTATTTCTTTATTTAGTATTTAAATTTATTTTTTTTTTATGACTATTTTTATAAACCTATTTTTATAAACCTATTTTTATAAATAAAAAAATGTATTTATTGTTTTTTTTATTTATTTATTAAGTATTTGATAGTCAATTGTATATAGAATTAATAAAAAAATAATTTAAAAATTTATCGTATAAACTTGCAATTTTAAAAACCTACTATTAGTTTTGCGCTCAATCCTACAAAAAAATACTTACTACAATTAAGTATTTATACGTACCCAAATCCTCCCAATCCTCTCGAATTTCCTCCAATCCTAACGTCATTTCTTGGCAGCACTGTCATGAAATTGATTTGTCCGATGATGACCATCTTTTTCATCACATTAAAGGAAATTTATTATGAAAGCTTTTATTTTTTCTGTCGTTTTGTTTTTTTTAGTCATCTCAACCCAGGCAACAACTCATTATTTCATTAGTGGTAATGCACAAACCCCTGGAAATTGGAATACCTTGACCACAGGGGGGGGGACTCCTGCGACTAACTTT